CAATAAATAGGAGAAGAAAAATAATGTTCTGTATAAAGAGGTTCGGGTTTACCTCCTTCGGATTCTCCACAAAGTTTTTTTAATGATTTTTTAGTTTTCTTTTTCATCGAAAGGGCCATCCTAAATTCCATATAACTAAACTATATCTTGATCCTTTTTTAACGGGCCTAACTCGATGCCATACAAAAGAAGGAAAGACAACGAGAGATCCTTTAGGTCTAATTTCTTTACATATCGTCGTATTTCTTTTTTTATCGGGATCCAGGTTTCTAAAATCAAATTCTAATTCCCCTCCACTGTAATCTTTTTCATCCGATAAAGATAAAGTTACAGAAAGCTTTCTTGTTCTCCCATGACTCATAGTATTAGGTTGATGGTAAGGTTTTTCCCAACTATCACAGTGCCAATCATAATATTGACCTTTATTATACTTAGTGAATTGACAAGACTCTGACCAGTCCCATTGAAAATTCCACCCACCACTTTCATTGGCCTTCCGAATAAAAGGATGAAGTTCTTTATAAATCCAGTTCTCACCTATCCAGACAATATTAGAATCTCTTTTCTTTTTTAAATCTTTTATTTGGTCTTTATCTAACTTATCTTTATAACCACCGGTAACTGCCATTTGTTCTTTAATCTGTAATCCGTATTTAACAATAGCATCACAGAGGTGATCTGGAATAGCTTTTTTAAAATACCAATAATAATTTAATAGATTCATCTTTCCCCTTCTTTATAACATATTAGTTATTGAAGTCAATTTGATCTAAATCAATTCTTCTCCTATAAAATATAGGATGGATAGTAAAACTATACGGAAAAAATTTTAGCCTAAAGTATTGGTTCCAGTCACAGTAAAGGTTGCGACATTAGCACCGCATGGGGCTGTAGTAACTGTATTAGTTGCAGGGGTTACTGTCATTGGAAAAGCTCCAGGAACACGAATAATAACTACTCCTGCACCACCATTTCCACCTGGTGAATCGGCTGTTGGCCAAACGGGTGAGAATACAGGACTCTCTGTTCCTCCACCACCGCCACCACCTGTGTTAACTGTACCATTCTGAGTAGGAAGAGCGGGAATTGTTTGTGCAGATCCTACACCTCCACCACCATTTCCACCCGGAACAATAGCTGTCATAGGATATTTTCCTCCACCGCCTCCACCTGCGTAAAACACAGGAGAGCCAGTAATACAATTTTCTTTACCTACACCACCTGGTCCACCAGCTGGGCCAGGACCAGCGTTTCCACCAACTGCGCCAGCACCTCCACCTCCAGATGAAGCTTGACAGTTAGGATGTGCTCCTCCAGGATTTCCTTGAGGACCTCCTAATGGGGCAGGAACTGCTGGATCATTACCTGTTCCAGCACCACCTTGTTGTCTTGGTTGTCCACCACCTGATCCTCCGGGACCACCACCACAACCAGCGGGTCCACCACCTTTTCCTTTACCTCCATATCCACCACCTGTGGATGTTAAACAAAATACACTTGAATCTGAACCTTTGGTACCATGACCTGTGCTACCGGGAGTATTTGCAACTCCACCAGTACCGCCGCCACCTACAACGACTGTATAAGTACTATAACTTGAAATAGGGGTACCTGCTGCTCCAGGAACTCCATAAGAAGTTCTATATCCTCCAGCTCCGCCACCAGCACCAGCACCGCAACCCGCTCCACCGCCACCACCTCCGGCAACGATTAACCAATCAGCAGTTGCTGTTACTTCTGGTATAATCCAGCTTCCTTCAACTTTTCTATTATATTGTGCTTGTTGAGGCCACATGCCTGATGCGTAATTTAATCCTTTAATGAGAACGACCCCTGAACCACCAGCTCCACTAATTTGTCCACCGGGTGCACTCGCTCCACCTCCACCGCCGCCACTATTAGCAGCGCCTGATTTTCCAGTTTGATAAGTTGGATTGGGCCATGTAGTTGGATGAAAAGTTCCACCTGCACCACCTCCGCCTACTCCACCAGTTGTCGCAGCTGGATTAAGACTTTCTTTGGCACCACCTCCGCCACCGGCAAAATATCCAGTACACGTTGCACCAGCACCGGGTGTGTTAGCTGCATAATAAGGTTGAGGTGCACATCCAAAAGTTGGAGTAACATCGGATCCTGCTCCACCTGGAGCACCAACTCCAGGAGTTGAGGCATTACCACCTACTGCGCCAGCTCCACCGCCACCACCACCAGCTTCGCCCGGAGGGCCAGCACCTGTTCCTCCATCATTTCCTTGAGGAACTCCATAAGCTGAACATGAAGAAGGAGTATTTCCTGTTCCTGATTCATTTCCACCTGGTCCGCTTGCTGCTCCACCACCACCTGAACCACCAGGAGTAAATGGATTAGCTGCTCTAGGTCCTTTTCCTCCAGCGCCACCACCAGTTGCTGTAATAGGATTGGATGGATTATCAAAGACAGTATCATTGCCTTGATAACCAGAATGAGGTGTTTGATATTGAGGAGCTGCTGGACCTGCTGCAGGGCCACCTCCCCCAATAGTTATGGGGATGTTTGATGATGCTGTAAAAGTTTGACAAGTTTGAAGAATAAGTCCGCCAGCGCCAGCGCCTCCGCCGGCATCAACGCCACCGGATCCACCACCCGCGACCACTAAGACGTGAGCTCTTGTAGTTCCTCCTGTAGAAAAACATCCTGTTGCTGTGACTGGTGTGACTTTACATTTTCCGAAAGAAGTCGCGTTGACTTTTCCGATAATACCACCCTGTGAACGACCTGATTTGGCCATTTGAGTCTCCTTATGCGGACACCCAAGTCAAGCCTGAAGCGTCCCAGTTCCAATTTGATTTGTCTGATTTTTTAATACCGGTCCACTGTTGTCCAGCTTCATCCCAAGAAATAGTATGATCTTCCTTATCTGTAGGAAAAGTAACTGGTGCTTTCCAATCATCATTACCATCTAAGGACCAAGATGCGTAAGGTTGTGGACCTAAAAATTTGTTTTTAGCGCTGTCATATATATCTCCCATACCAGCGTATTTTTTTCTGAAATTATTATTGTAAGAAGTTTGTTTCCATATTCCACCATTAAAAAATGTAGAACACCAGTTTTCTCCACTTACATGTTCATCACTTTGTACATGAGCATTGTCAACAACAATTACTCTTTTTACAACTAAATGTGTATCTGCTGTAAAACCTGTTGGGTCTACTTTTGATTCTAATTCTGCGAAATGTGCCATTTATTATTCTCCTTAGATGTTTATATAAAAAATTTATACATTTGTAAACTACAAAGTCAAGGTTCCTGATACCGTAAATCTAGCTACAGTGCAAGACCCTGTTGTACTTACTGTATTACTACCTGGGGTTACGGCAAAACCTGCAGGTTTACACGCTGTTGGTAGTCTTAAAATAACAACTCCATCGGATCCATCACCTGCTTTATACTCAGAACCCGCTTGTTGAGGGGCACCTCCACCACCAGAACCTGTCGATGCAACCCCATCGGTTGCTTGACAACTCGTAGGAGCGGGATATTTACCACCACGGCCACCTACACATGATCCTCCAGTTCCACCAGCGCCACCACCAGTTCCAGATGCTCCACCACCTCCACCGGCATAAAATAAAGGACTTCCTGTTATACAGCTTTCTAATCCAGCTCCACCAGGACCACCAGCATCTGGAGGACTAGAAGATCCATCAGCTCCGGCACCACCACGGCCACCTCCACCACCTCCTGATTCAGGAGAAGGGCCACCATCGCCACCATCATTTCCTTGAGGTCCACCTTCTGCTACAGGAATAGCAGGATCATTACCTGGTCCTCCTACGTTTCCAAAATCTGCACCACCACCTGATCCGCCGGGACCACCATCTCCAGGTGCTCTTCCTCCATATCCACCACCATAAGCTGTTTTAAATGCAATTACTGTATCGCCTCCTACTACACCATTTCCACCACCACACTCACGTCCAGCACCACCACCTCCAATTGTAACGGCGTATGAGCTTCCATCAAAAAGTGTTATTCCAGCGGCACCCGGAACTCCATAAGAAGTAAGTAAACCTCCGGCTCCTCCACCACCAGCTGCGTCTTTTCCTCCGCCTCCGCCACCACCTACCATTAGGTAATCTAAAGTTGATGTAGATGCGGGATAACCCGTATAAAATAATCCTGTACTTGTAAATGCGTGTTGTGTTTTACATCCAGGGACAGATGTAACTGTTCCTCCAGAAGCTGCTTGAGAACCTGGGTATTGAATAAGAATTGTGCCTGAACCACCAGCTCCGCTATTTAATGGAGCAGGGGCATCTCCACCACCGCCGCCTCCACCACCAGTGTTTGCTGTTCCTGCTGTTGCAGCACCTGGAGCTCCTCCAGCTCCACCACCGCCTGGACCAGCCGCACCACCCGTACCTGCAGGGGGTCCAGCATTGGCTCCTCCGCCTCCACCACCAGCTCTTAACGTTGAATCTCCTGGCCACGAATTTGAACCAGCACCACCAGCTCCACCATCTCTTGTGGCACCCACGGCACCTGCCCCTCCAGCACCACCGCCAGATCCAGCTCCATGAGGAGAGGTTGGACTGCTTGTAGATCCTGGATTTCCTTGTGCCATAAATTTTGTTGTACACCCACATCCTGCTGTAGTACCGGAACATCCTCTTCCACCACCACCAGATGCACCTGGATCTCCAGCTGTGGGGCTACACGTTGCACCCCCTCCACCACCAGTTGCTGTGAATGTTTGAATATCGGGACCTGAAAAACTTGTAGTACCACCAGTTCCACCCGTACATGTCTGTGGATGACACCGTCCTGCTCCTCCTGCGCCAATCGTAGCCGTATAAGAAGTGCCCGGACTTAATTTTAAATTTGAATTCCATGTATAACCACCGGCTCCTCCGCCGCCTGATCGATTACTACCACCACCTCCACCGCCACCTATTGTTAAAATATTAGCAGCAAAACTAGCAGCAAAACTCCAATTACCATTTAAAGTTTCTGTATATTGATCTTCCATGCTCCACATACCGGAAGCACCAGTCCCGGGAGCACTTGCTTTTTCTGAAATAATTACAACTCCACATCCACCAGCTTTACCACCGGTAGTCGTAGAACCTGGAGTAGTTCCTTTACCTCCGCCACCACCCCCATAAGTTCCGCCTTGAGCTACAATATTAGTTGAACCTCCAGTACCACCTAAAATATTAGCTGCTGTATTATTGGGTTGACAGGCTAGATAACCACCACCGCCTCCACCACCAAAAAATGTACCTGGGTGAGCTGCACCCGGAGCTCCGATTGAAGGAACGACTGCTCCTCCATAACTTGATATCTCTGGTATTAAAGGGGTTAAATCTTTTCCTAATCCACCTGTGCCACCTTGATTTGTAGCAGGTCTTCCTGTTCCATCACCACCGACTCCACAAATTCCTCCACCACCGCCACCACCGCAACCTCCTGTGCCTCTTCCATGACCTCCTGCATATCCTTGACATGCTGTGCCACACCCTCCGACCGCAGCTGGACTACTTGGAGCGTATCCACCGCCTCCACCTGAACCGCCTGGGCCGCCTGCCGATGAAGCATCTTGACCTCCGCCTTTTCCACCACCGGTCAGAGTTCTTGGACTACATGCTGAAGCAAAAACTGTATTACTACCTACAGCTCCAGGACCAGTACCTGTAGCTGGACCTCCGGCACCGCCTGCACCAATAGTTATGGTAACTGCGCATGAAGGGAAAGGTTGACAGCAATGAACTTGGGCACCGCCCGCTCCACCGGCTCCACCTCCGGCTGAAGTTGCTGTACCTCCACCACCAGCACCTGCTGCGATCACTGTAGTATTGTTAGTAAGACAGGCACATGAACTTTTAGTAAAAGTTCCAGTTGCTGTAATAACTGAGATCTTAGAATGTTTTCCGATTTTACCGACTGGGTTGTTAGGTCCGATAATTCCGCCATTAGCCATAGAATTATATTACCCCCCTAATCGATTAGCGTTTCATACGATATGTATAAATCCAAGGCACTTGCTGCGCTAGATCCGCCTTTTAAAAAATCCCCTTCCATAAGATAGATAGGAGTGTCAGAAACGACCAATGAAGATTGATAAGGAACTGAAATCACTTTTGCTAAATAAACAGTAGCGTCAGCTCCTGTTGCTGTAATTCCTGTTGTGCCTGATCCCATTCCGTCAACAAATAAATTTAAATCTGCTGCTGCGCTTGAATGCACATTAGCACAAACGATTCGATTAATTTTTAAAACATATTCAGCAGTAACTTCAAGTAATGTTGTTGTTAAACCTGTTGATAAATTCCAACCGGCATTACCGCCTAGAATGGTTGCGACATTTACTATATTTGGATTTGCCATATTTTAATTCCTTTGTTTGTTTTTATCCGAAAATCATTGCCATTGCAATAGCTTTTCCTGTTGAAATTCCTGAGCTAACTGTTGCAAAAGAAACGCTTCCTGAACCATCGGTTTGTAATAATTGACCAGCACTACCATCAGCAGCTGGTAAACCATAAGCGGGTTGAGCACCTAAAACTCCTGCAGATCCTTTAGTCGAAGGAAATCCAGAAGATATAATATCT